CTAGATATGCTGGGGGTAATGTATACGTATCTGGTCATAGTAGACCATCATATGATCCAGTTAGTGTTAACTTCACTATAGATAACAGATTTAATAATTATTGGGTTATAAATAAATGGATAAACTTGTTAAGGGATGAAGTAACGGGAATTTTTGTTCCTGAAATTGAACAGAAGGATGTTGGTGTGGGTTTATATTCTTCCGATTTTACTTTAACAGCAAAAGATGAATTTAACCGAGATGTAATTCAATGGATTTATAAATCTGCTTTTCCAATTAGTCTGGGGGAAATATCATTTTCAGATAGAGATTCTAAGGAAATAGAAACGAGTTTTGAATTCGTTTTTAGATCCATAGAAACAATATTATTACCAATTTAATTTTTTAACATACAGAAAACTAAATAGATTATATGCGTACAATTCAATCACCGGGAGTAGAAATTATTGAAAAAGATCTTTCGCTATCTCCAGTTCTTCCCGCTGGAACAAATATTTTCATGACAGGTTTTGCCAACAAGGGACCAACTGATGAAGTCATTCAGATAACTTCAGTAGAAGAATACGAAAATATTTTCGGAAAGCCAACATGTCCAGCAGAAAGATATCTATATTTTAGTGCAAGACAAGTTTTGAATTCTTCTCAAGGTAATCTTTTCTTGAATAGATTACCATATGGTGTTGACATGGGGGATGGTTATGATGGTTCATTATATGGCGCATTGGTTTATCCTGTTGTTGCTGTTGCTCCAGTATCAGGTATTACAGTTTATAGGAATAATGTATTGATCTCAGCAGATTTCTTTAATAAAATGAACGAAACAGCAAGTACATCTGCTTTGTACTTGAGTGCTGATGTTTTATTTGCTCCTGTAAATCTCCTTACAGATGGTATTTCTTCTTACAGAAAACTCAGTCAAAATCAATATAATATAGTTTTATCAGGCGCATCTGTATTAAAAGATGAATCAAGTCCAAGTGTTGCTGCTGCTGGTCTTTCTACATATAATGCATTAACAGGATTTTCACAATATACTGAAACTGATGTTGTATATGACTTAACCAAAGATGGATCTACCTATGTTTTAGGTGCTCCAAAATTCTTTACTCTTAATAAAGAACAATATCTAGCAGTATTAGACAAATCCGCGTTTGCAAATACTAATGGTAACTGGAGTGCTTCTGGTGCTACTGTAGCGGATATCGATTCAGTTGCTGATTTTGGTAAAGCTGGACTCATTATCCTAAACAAAATCCAATCAACAATCAATGCTAGAGGTGAAGGACATTATGTTGGTATTTCTGATAACGTAAATATCGAACCAAATAGTGATCACGATTCAATTCGTGGTGTATCTACTGTAACTCAAAATGCCTCGGCTGGATTGGATGCTGCTGCTCTTGTTGTAGTACCAGAAACTCGTTTAGCATTTGCACTTTCTGCTGTAAAAGATAGTGGTTATGGTAGGAACAATCGAAATATATCAGAAGTAATTGAACGTGCTTCTTATCGTTTTGCTGATGCGCCAACACGTAAGTTCGATGATACGCTTGCAATTTCATTTATCAAACTTCGCCAGAGTCCATATGCTGCCGATACTGTAAAATTGGATTACTTCCCAGAAGAATTACTTTATGGTTCTGTTGATTCCCATCGTCAAATTAATGACCAAAATGGTGGATTAGCAAAAACTTTCTATCTTGGAAATCTAAATCAAAATTCACCAAATTCAATCATACTAATTAATGATTATATTAGTGATGTAAATTCTGATGGGTGGATGGACAACAATGGAGTTCCTGCTAAAAAGATCCGTCTACTTTCACATTCAACTGAAACACTATTAACTAATGAATTTAGTTACGACAAAGTTGGATTTGATTTGGCTAATTTACAAGAAATAGTGAATACCAATTCATTTGAATATGCTGATTCATTATTCCCAGTAGGTCCATATGTTGGAAATTCTTCAGATAACAAAATCATTGGAAGTCTAACAGATAAAGTGGACAGAGCTTTAAGAAAGATTGAAAACGATGAATTGTTTGATCTTGATCTAGTAGCTGAAGCTGGGCTAGGTACAATTTACGCAACTGTTTGTGCTAATGGTACACAAACTTTCGATGACACACAAATTACACAAGGTCTTGATGTTGGATTGCAAGCTTTACTAAAAGCTGAGTATGTCCCACCAAATGATGATACAAAAGATCTTCGTGCAAATTATCATGCTGTGTTTTCTCTACTAGAAAATTTCTGCTCAAATATTCGTAAGGATTGTATGCTTGTTGCAGATCCTCTAAGGCAAATATTTGTAAGGGGTAAAAATACACTAGTAATGTCTGATAGCAGCAAGGCATTCTCACAATACATTTATAATTCACTTAGGAATTTATATGGATTGGCGAATAGCAGTTACGCTACAACATATGGTAACTGGGTAAAGGTTAATGACCAATACAGTGGTATCAATGTCTGGGTTCCTTTCTCAGGATTTGCTGTTGCTGATATGGCAAATGTAGATAGCAACTTCCAACCTTGGTATGCTCCTGCTGGTTTCACCAGAGGTAGGGTTGGTAATGCTCTTGCGGTTGCAATCGCACCAAAACAAAAAGAACGTGATATGTTGTACAAAATCAACATCAATCCCGTTGCTTTCTTCCCAAATGAAGGAATTAATATTTTTGGTCAAAAAACACTATTAAGGCAACCAAGTGCATTTGATCGTATTAATGTTCGCCGCCTCTTCTTGTATCTTGAAAAAGCTACTAAGAAGACTGCTAAGTTCTTCATCTTTGAACCTAATACATTCTTCACAAGAAAACGTGTAGTAAGTACACTAAGTCCTATCTTTGATAGAGCTAAGAATACTGAAGGTTTGTATGAATATCTAATCGTATGTGACGAAAGGAATAATACTCCAGATACCATAGATCAAAATGAATTGATTGTTGATATCTACATCAAACCAGTAAGAGCAGCAGAATTTATCTTGGTAAACTTCTATGCTACTAGAACATCAACAGATTTCAATGAACTTGTTGGCTAAGATTAAATTAAAAGAATAAATAAAAATATGCAAGATATACAAACATTTTTCCAAAATGCAGTCAAAAGGGACTTCGCTAGAGATATATTTTTCAGAATAGTGCAAATTAATCTTTCTAACGGTCCACTTTTAGGTGAAGGTGAGTTAATATATGCAAAAGCCGCATCACTTCCAGCTAGAAAAATTGGAAATGTTGAAGCAAAATATGCTGGCTTAACATTCAATTTACCCGGAACGGTATCTTTTCCCGGTAGTGATGCATATGAAATTGAATTTTATTGTGACCAATATTCTCAGTTGCGTAATAGATTCTTAACAGAATCAGTTAGAACCTTTAATCACATTACTGGTATAGCTGGGAGTGGTGGGGACTCAGATGGATCGGGTGTTCCAAATGGAACAATAGCAAATGGAAGTTCTGTTATAACATTAGCTCAATATGATAAGCAACTTAATGAAATTAATACATTTGATTTAGTTGGTTGTTCTATTAGAGATGTAGGATCTATGGATTTCCAAATAGCAGAAGGTACTGGTGCTATAATGAGTTTCAAAGTTAGTATAGCATATCATTATTTTGATAGAGTTTTGGTAACCACAAACGGAATCAGCATTCCAATTTAAAAATAAAAATAAAAAATTAATAATCAAAAAATCACCCATATCAATTATGGGTGATTTTTGTTTTTGGGTATTAAATATTGATAATGGCTAAATCACCCACAGAACATTTTTTGAGTAATATTTCCAAATGGAATTATAATATCCCTCAAAAAACGCAATGGGTTGTTCAGATCGAACCCGAAAACAAATCGAATTTTTTTCAAACAATAGGTTCGAATCGATATAGCCGACTTGATGACAATAATTTTATTGTTGCTCAAAGATTACAAACAATACAAGAACAATTATTGGGTGGAAAAACACAACCAAATACAGATGGTTTGGGTCTTTTTTTCGCACAAGATATAACAGTACCAAAAGAAGGATTTACCGTTGGTAATGTTGGTATTGATGGTATGAATGGATATTTAAAAGGAAGTGTTGGTGGTGATAGATTTGCTTTTGATCAAAAGCAATTAAAAATAAGTTTTCTTGAAACTAATTTGGATTTCGTTTCTGGTTTAATAAGACCTTGGATTATTACTGCTTCGTATAGAGGTTTGATAAATTTGGGATTATCTAATTCAATTAAAGCAGATATAACTTTAGTTGAATATACAAATTCAACAAATACTGAAGAGAAACCAAA